GGTGATCCTGCTGCTGGAACAAATGAAGCATTTTCTGGGTTAACAGGAACTATATATGCTTTTATAGTTGTGCATCAACCATCATCTATCTGGACTGCTAATTTTGGTGCTACAGGCCTTACCTATACACCACCATCTGGATTTAAATCTGGATTATATTCTTAAATATAGGAACATATAAAAAAATAGAAAGGATATGAAACGTGAAGATTACGTGGACTTGTTATTTGCATCCCTATACAGCAATGGGTGTTATTGCTATCAACGTAGTCAAAGAACTAACTAAACTTGGATATGATGTCGGTTTAAATGCAATAAACCCTCCCAATGATCCAAACAAAGTAAATCCCTTAGACTATTCAATAGAAGTTCAAGAAGCTCTTAAAAAAGGTCACCGGTTTGATTCAGTCAATATCTTTTTTGCTTATCCAGATGTATATCCTAGTCATCGTTGTAAGATAAATGTGGGATATACTGGAGCCGACTCTACTGGTTGGTATACCACGCAAGGACAAGTCCCCCCTTGGATATCATGTAACGAATACATGGACTTTATGCTAACCCCTGCTGATTATAGTAGACGCATAATGAAGGATTGTGGAGTTACTAAACCAATCTATTTATTTCCCCACGGAATAGATACAAGTTTGTTTCCTTATCAACCAAGAGTTAAAAACATTCCATTTACTTTTGTCTACTGTGGTGAGATGTCAAAGAGGAAGGGAACACAGGATTTAATTACTACCTTTAAAGATTTGTTTGGAACTAGTGATAAATATAGGTTGCTCCTTAGGTCGAATACAGATATGCTCTATTACAATGGAAGTGAAATAGAAGCATTGACAAGAAATCAACCTAACATAGAAGTCCATTTTAAGAATTATGGGCAACAAGAACTATCTGAGTACTACAAACGTGGTCATGTATATGTTTACCCATCTAGAGCAGATTGGTTTGGAATGACACCATTTGAATCATTAGCATGCGGAATGCCAACTATTGCTACAGAAACAAATGGATACTATGAGTTTCTTCAAGATTATATTGTTCCAGTAGAATATCATGATGAAGAAATAGGAGAACATCATCCATACTTAAAAGGTAAATGGCACGTAGTAGATAAACTGAGATTGAAAGAGAAGATGTATGGTGTATTTTTCGATTATGACAATCTACTAAATCTAGCAAGAGTCGCATCTCTTCACATTCATGAAAAATTCACATGGGAAAGAGTAACCAAAGATTATCTAGTTCCATTCCTAGAAGAACAAGTAAAACCAAAACTAGATAGTAAGGTACATCAAGTAAAAGAAGCATTGCAATTTCCAGTTGATCCAGTAGCAATAGATCCAAAGGAGATACGTATGGATAATAATGATCTAAGAATAACAGTTGGTATTCCTACTAAAGATAGGGGAATCGAACTAGCAATATTATTACAATCTCTTTCAGTTCAAACATATCAAAACTTTGATGTACTAATCAATGATGATGGATTATCAGGTATTATTTATAATAACACAACCATTCAAGGATTAATCAATCTATTAAGACAACAAGGTCATGATGTTACTATAATGAAAGGTCAAACATTGGGACCACATATAGCAGGACAAGCAATTCTAGATAATGCAAAAACAGAACTAATTCTTAGAGTAGATGATGACGTAGCATTAGAACCACAATGCCTTGAAAATCTGATTAAACCATTTATCAAAGATAACGCAAGAAAAGTAGCAGCAGTTGGTCTCATACTATTAAATCCCCATGAAGATCTAAATAGACAACAAATGGATCTAGAATCATTCAATAGACAACATAAACAAGGATTGGGAAAAGTATTTTGGATCAATGAGAATCAACTATTTCTATCTGGTATGTTATCAATCAATAGACTCCCAGTAGAAGAAGAAGTAGAAGTAGAACATCTATACTCAGGTTTTATGTATAGAAAATCAGTTGGTAAAGAAATAGGAGGATATCCATTAAATCTATCCAAAGTAGGACATAGAGAAGAAACCATATTTACATACTCAATGTTTAAAGCAGGATACAAACTCTATGTACATCCAAAAGCAATCAGCTACCATTATCATCCAATGTTTGGAGGTATAAGAGAAACAGCAGGACAAATGCATAAAGAAGAACTATGGAAACATGATGAAGAAATATTCAATGAATGGATCCAAAAAGTATTACCAAATCCATTCAAGAAACAAACTAAACCAATCATTGAAGAACCACCAAGTGATGACCAAATAGATTTTACAGACATTCCAGAGTTAACAGATGAACAATTGAAGTCAATGAAACCATGGAAAGATGTACTAACAGAGATCAAAAATCAGGAAAATAAACCTAATGTAAATTTTGAGGGAGATTCTAAAAAACCTATTGTGAGCATTATCGTGCTAACTCATGGACTCAATCATGATGGACTGAAAAAAGTTTTAAGTGGGATAGTAAACTATACTTTAACCCCTTATGAGTTGATTATCGTAAATAATGATAATCGTCCAGAAAGCCTTGAAGATATACGAATTTTTATAGATAGCGAGATTAAATCAAGAATTAATGGAACTAGAGATGTTAAAATAGTACAATTGGAAAAGGAGATGGCAGTGGGATTAGCACGAGGAATTGGGGTGGAGAATTCTAGTGGGGATTCTGAGTATATTTTGTTTATTGATGACGATGCTCAGATAGTAGGTTTTCCTGACTCAAATCTTGGCACTGACTGGGTAGACATGATGCTCTCAATCTTTAATAAATACAAGGATGTAGCTGCAGTCAGTCCAATTCACACTTGGTACTCAAAACTCAAATGTGAAGCTGTGTCTGTCGCTTGCATGCTCACTAGTAAAAAAGTTTGGGGTGTTGTGGGAGGATTTGATCCCATATTCGGGAACAAGGAGAAGGGAACTTGGGGATATGAAGATGTGGATTGGTCTTATAGAGCACAATGTAAAGGATTTAAACTCAAATGGATTGAATCATATTATTTCCCATTCATTCATGAAGATACAACTTTTAAACCAAAGTCTGAGGAAAGACAACAAGCTTTATTGAGAGCAGAAGAGATTCTATTGAATAAGTATGACTTGAATGAGGTGAATTATTTGAGAAGATTCCCTTATCCATTGACTGATGAACAAATGGAAGCTTCACTACATGGAATTAATTTGAACATTGGATGCTATTATGCTATATATGATAACTTTATCAATATTGACTTGAATCCCGATGTGAAACCTGATCTGTGTATTAACATGATGGATATAGATAAACATTTTGCAAAGAATAGTGTTAGTCTCATTATTGCTTCGCAGGTATTGGAACATGTAGTATATGATGAAGCTTTTGAATTTCTTAGAAAATGTTTTGAAATCCTGAAACCTGGAGGACACTTTGTGGTAGAGGTTCCTGATTGCGATAATATGGACGAAAGAATTGCAAATGGTGAAATGAACGAAGAAGATAAACGATGTCATATGGAAGGAAACCCTCAATCACCTGGTCAAGCACATTTACATTGTTATGGTGAAAAAAACTTACAAGAAATGGTTACAAGAGCAGGATTCAATATACTTAGAAGAAATCCAGCAAGTTCAGATAAAGATACTTTAGCAATCAGGTTCGATTGTATAGTAAATAAATAAATTCTATGCTTCCTATATAGGAAAACGTATAGATTTTAATCTCATTTTATGTAACAAATTGACAATATGAACAAATAAGAAGGGTGTATTAATTCTATACAGAAATCCCCTATAGGAAGCATGTTTTCTTTTTACTAATTCATAAAGGAGTAGTATATGTCACCAAGACCAAATACGAGTAGCAGGAATGCCCGAGTAGGAGTATTTATTCCATTTAAGGGAGAATGTAAATTAGTATTAGATTGTATCTATTCTTTATTAACTGGATATGCTAGTGGGTATTCATTCTTTATTGTATGCTATGATGATGGTAGTACAATAGATGAGTTAAACTATCTATATGTATCAATTAAAAATAACTTTCCTCATGATATCGTAATCGTAAGAAACGAACCAGTAGGGTATACACAAGCAGTTCATAATATAACCAATTTCTGTTTAGATAGACCAGATATAGATTATCTCCTACTATTGAATAGTGATGTTAAAATGAGAAATGGATCTCTCTATGCATTAGTCAATCGAATGAATAGAAATCCATATACAGCAGCAGTAGGGGGAAAGATTATAAAAATGGGAACTAATGAGATTCAACATACTGGTACAAGACTAGAAAATGGAAAGATTGTAGATCCCTATTGTGGATTAGATGCTAAAGATCCATCAACCAATCAAGTAGAAAGAAGACTATGGACAAATGGTTGTGCTACTCTATATAACCTGAGAATACTTAGAAAAGAAGGATTGAATTTCAGTCTTGATTTCAAACCAGCGTATTTTGAGGAAGCTGATTTGATGAGTGAATTGAATCTTCGTGGGTATGCCGTTCTATATGAACCAAAAGCAGAAATAGAGCATAAACTCAATGCAACTATGAATAAGGAGCGTGACAAGTACGAAAGGGTATTCTGGGAAAATTGGGATAAGTATAAGAGAAAGTGGGAACCCTATTATAATAGCAAAGCGCTCGCATTCTAGGATTTTTGCTATTTTGAGTTGGATTGAGAGCAGGATAGAAAGTAAAACAGTTTCGTATTCGGACACTATATAGATCGTTAGTTGGAACAGCGGGGAAACGAAGGATATAGTGTCCGAGTACATGGGCGTCTGGTTTT